CAGAGGTATAGGTCCGTCATGTCCTCGATGTGGATGTTCGGCCGCATCTACGAGCCGCCGAGCACCGTGATTTGCCCCTTCGTCATCGCCTGCATAGTCAGCATATTCACGACGACATCCAGGCGCATGCGCGGCGAGTATCCGCAGACCGTCGCCGGCCTCAGGATTTGCACCGCCATCTTGTCGGCGTATGACAGCACGCAGCGCTCGGCGACCATTTTCGTCTTGTTGTATTCGCTGATCGGGTCGAGGGGCGTTTCTTCCGTGACTTGCGGCGCATCGCTCACGCCATACACGCTGCCGGAGCTCGCATAGATGAACTGCTTCACCCCGGAGCGCGCCGCGCCATCTGCAAGCCGCATCGTGGCGAGCGCGTTCACTTCCCACGTCAGTTGCGGGTCGAGATCGCCAGTCGGGTCGTTCGCTACCGCGGCGAGGTGAATGATGGCGTCGTAGTGCTCCAGCGGGAAAGGTTTACGAATGTCGATATCCGTCACCCGGAGCCGCGGATGCGTCCCGAGGTGGTCGCCGAACCATTGAATATCCATTACGACTACGTCATACCCGGCGGCGAGCAGCTTCGGCACCAGCACCGAGCCAATATAGCCGCAGCCGCCAGTTACTAGGACGCGCATTTGATCCTTTCGACGATTGCCGTGGTGCTTTGCTTTGGCGCTGTGGTGTAGCGAATCTGCGCGCCCACCTTAAGGCACGCCTCCAATTCCGCCATCAGTAGCCCCTTCTCTGCGTAGTCGGCGCCCTTCACGAAGAATGTCGGCCGCCATCTCAAAATGGCCTGCACCGCGTCGTCGCATGGATACACGAATGAAACGGAGCGCATCTCGCCCAGCATCTTCGCGCGCTCCTTGAGCGATTGGATCGGCCGGCCGGGCTTTCCGACATAGGCATCGCGGGTAAGCGCCACGATCAGAAAATCGCCCATGGCCCGCGCCTCGCGCAGATGATCGACATGCCCAGGATGCAGAAGATCGAAACAGCCATTGGCAAGGACGAGCTTCATCGAAGCGCCCGCATCAATTCGTGCCCAAGCCATACCTGCTTTTCCTCGGCCTCCTGCATTCCAAGCTCCGGGGCCCCGAAGATGCGCTCCACCGCCATGCCGATCAGCTCTGCCGCCTCGATCGCGAGCAGGATATTCGGCGACTTTCCGCTGCCGGACATGGCGATCAGAAGATCGCCCGGCTCGCCCACCACGCGCAGCCACTTGGCGATTGCCTGGTGCCAGCCGTTGTCATTCGCGAACGCACTCAATGTCGCCGCGTCCAGCGTGTACGCCTTGATGCCGCAGTTCAGGAGATCGTTCGCAATGTGCGCGGCGTTGGCATAGCTGCCACCGTTGCCGATGATGTAGACGCGCTTTGCCGAGCGCACGGAGTCAATGAGCACGCAGGAACCCCAGCAGTGCATCCTTCGTGACCGGGGCGCGGTGCCCGATGATCTGCGTCTTGAGGGCCCCAGCCGCGTTGCCGATGCGCAGAAGATCGGGCATCGAGCCAGTCTTGGCGAGCGGAGCCGTCACCGCGAAGAACGCGTCCCCAGCCCCCATCGTGTCGATGATGGACCCTGTGAAGGCGGGAGCTTCGTAGAACTCGCCATCCCAGCCGATCGCGCCGCCATTGCCTCGCGTGACGATCATCTTTTCGTACCGGCCATCGGCGAGTGTCAGCATTACGCGGCGCAGGTCGGATTCGTTGTCGGCCGCGGCCAAGCGCGCCTCGGGCTCATCGATCACAACGTAATCGGCGAGCGGATACTTCGTGATCAGGTTGAATCCGATATTCGCCGCGTTGGTCTGCGCGTTCACCGCGAGGAATGGGCGCTCGCAAAGCTCGTAGATCATGTCGCGGGTAATGAAGCCATGGCCGAAGTCAGTGACCACCGTCACATCGGCCTCCTTCATGGCAGGTGCCGGGTCGGTCGGCTCCACGTAATGCAGCTCATAGAGCTTTCGCAGGTAGTTCTTATCGACCATCCGTACCTTGCGCACCCGCGAATCGCCGCTGCATACGTCCACGCTCTTGCAGAACGACCGGGCGTGGCGTGCCGCAGCGTGCGTGCCGCCGACGAATATCTCGCGCTCGAGTGCGAGCGCCGGGATGACGTTCTCCTTGGGGCTCTTGCCGAGCGGGCGAACGTACTGGTACTCATCGATGATCGTATCGCCCACGAATAGAACCGAGAGGTCTTTCGCGGATTCGATCAGGTCGAACATCCGCTGAGTCAGGCTGTGGCTTCCTTCGCGGCCGAGATTTGCGAAGTTTCTATAGTCGCCTGCTTGTTGATTTCGGCGACTTCAACCTGCGTTCTCGCCTTGAGCAGAGCCTCCCAGCGCTGGAACATGGCCTCGTTCGCGGCCTCGTTCGCCCGCAGGCGCGCCTCGATGCGCGCTTCGCGCTCCCTGGCGGCCGTGTCCGCGGCGATGCGCTGCTGCTCCAGTTGATTCTCGGACGAAATCTTCGCCTGCGCTTGGGCCTGACTCATCTTCAACTGCTGGTTTTCTTCGGCGAGCTTCTTCGCCTGTTCCTGCGAGGCTTGCAATTGCTTGCCAACCTGCTCCATCTGCTTTTGCGCCTCGGGCGGCATCTGCGGGCGCTCCTTCATCATCTTCAGGATCTTGTCCTTGTTCCCAAGCGGGCTCGACATGATGACGGCCTCGGGCGGGAGCGGGAATCCCGACTTCACCATTTCCGCCATTGCCTGAAAGTCCTCGACCTCTTGCGTCACCGTGTCCGGCGCGTCATCCATCACGATGTCAACGTCGAGGTTCGCGATATCGTTCTGCGTATCGACGACCTGTTTCATTGTCGGATCGGCGGCAATCTGCTGCTGGATCGCCGCGAGTTGCTGCTGCGCCTGCTCGGGCGGCATGCCGGCCATCTGCGCCTTAGTCTGCTCGAGAATCTGCTCGCCGCGGGTGATGGGCTTGTTCAGGCCGACCCACTTCAGGTTTTCCTCATCATCGGTGACGCGAATCCACATCTCGGCCTTCCAATACTGCTTGATGCGGTTCCAGACTTTGCGATAGACGCGGATATCGAGGTGCTTCAGCACCGCGAACATCGGCGCGAGTTCGGTCTGCGAGGCTTGCGATCTCGCGCGCAGCGCCACGCCCGACATCTGGTGCATGTCCTTGCCGGAGGCTGCGGCGTTGTAGCCGACCGCATCGATCTCCTGCTTCGCCTCCGACAGCAAGTTGAATTGCCCCGCCGCCATGTCGCCGGTCGGTAGCACGCCGAAGTCCTTGTTCAGCTCACCGAACGCGAATTCGACATGGCCGTCCGGCTTCGCGAGCTCGGCGCGGGCCTTGTTGATGTCGGCGACCGAGCCGGAGGTGCCGAAGGTCTGCCGCACGCTATTGAGATGCAGCGCCTTCGAGCGGCGCTTGTTGATCTCGTCCTGCACATCCAGGTATTGACGCGCCGAGCCGTAGCGCCGGCCCTCGCGATCGACGAAGAGGCTCGCGAACTCGTAGGGATCTTCGGTCTCGCCCTCCTCGTTCTCATATGGCGATTTCTGCGGCTTCTTGAGATATCCCCCAAGCGTGAAACAGCAATACCAGATTTCGCCGTCCGACTCGCGATAGTAGAGCTCGACGATTTTCACCCGGCGCCGCGTATTGTCCATCCAGCGCGGCTTGTCGCCATAGGTCGAGGAACCCTCCTGCATGGTCTCAAGCACGCTCGCGCCATCGGGGTACATCTCGAGCGCCTCGTCGTAATCCATCCACACAACCTGCCCCTTATAGCGCGGGTTGTCGCCGAAGGATTTCGAGCGCGAATGCGGGTCGTAGATCAGCCGATCCCACATGATTTGCCGGATAACGATCTTGAAGCCGTCTTTCTTTTTCTTCTGCGGCTTGACGATCACTTCGATGCCGGCTGTGCCCTCAAGGAGCAGGTTTTCCCATGCGCCTGAGCGCACCTGCTCGTAGAAATTATCCTGGAGGACGTAGCGCACCGATTCTGTCGCCGCCTGCGCGCCCTTTTCATGCTTCGGCGTGCGCGGATACGCCTTCGCCGTCGTGCGGTTCGCGCTTTCCATGCCCATCAGGCCGTCCATCTTCGGCTTGATGCGATTGATCACGGTCGCCGCCTGCTTCTGCGCCTTCAGCTTGTCGCGCTCTGCGGCGGTCCACTGCTCCGAGTCGTAGTAGTCGCGGCACTTCTCCGAAAGTCCTCGGCTATCGACCGTCGCATCATCCGCCTCATTCACCCAGCGAATGAGAGTTGCGTGCGTGATGTCGCCATCCTCGCCGACCGCTGCGGGGATATCGACCTGCTGAGCGTCTTTCGATGATGCCGAGTCCCCGGACTTTTGCTTCTTGCGCGGGCTGGATGATTTTTTTGTTGTATAGGCTGCCATTACTCGACCTCGCGCACCGTTGCGTATCTATTCGGGCTGTTGAATGTGAACTGCCGATCCGGTCTAAGAGCGCGGATCGGAGACAGACCTGTTCGCTCGTCGATCACGAAGAACTTGTAGCCAAGCGGCGCGAGGATTTCGGTCAACCCTTCCTCTATGCACTCGAGGATCAGGTCGGGCCGATGCTCGAGGATCTTCGGCATGCCGCGAAGGACATTCGCTACATGGCCCTCGGTGTCGATTTTCACCGCGCGCACTTTGTGGTGGTGTTCCTCCTTGAGGAGCGAATCGATCCGCTTCGTGATCACTGGGTACGGAATCGAGAACTCGTCGGCGCCGAGCTTGCCGCCGGAGGAGCAGTAGTAGGCGGGCGTATCGACTGAGAAATTTTCGACTCCGTCCCGATCGCTCGCCGCGCAGAAGACCACCGATTTCGTGTCGAAGCCGCTATGGCGCAGGTTCATCAGCATCCGCGCATAGTTGAGGTGATAGGGCTCGATCGACAGCACCTCTTTCGCGCCAGCGCGCCACGCCTCGAGCGAGTAGAGGCCGGTATGCGCGCCAACGTCGATGACGAGCTCCGCGCCGGCGCAAAGTTTTTGCCACAGCTTTCTCGATTGCGTCTCGTACTCGAAGCCGTTCAGGAGCCGGATTGCAATCCCGCAGTCGTCTTTCGCGAGATACATCCCCTGCACCCAGCCGTAGTAGTCCGTGGCCTTGGCGACGCGATCGATGTTCAGGCAGTGCGCCACGTGTCCTCTGTCTTTTCTTCGAAGCCGCGCCAGTCGCGCTTTTCTTCCGCTTTTTTCTTGACCACCTGCATCCATGGCCTGCTCATCGCGGCATAGCGCGCATCGTCGTAGGCATGGTCCTCTTGGTCGGTGTCGACATCCTCTGGATGCCCTTCGTCCATCACCACATCAGGCAGCGTGCGCCAGAAACCGTCATGGCAATTCCTGGTGGCGTAGAGCATCGGGCCGTCCTCATCGCCCGCGATCCGGCCGCGGAGCTGCAGGTAGCCCGCGATGCGCGAGTTGTCCGCGCGGCGCAGCACCACCCCTTGCTTGATCATCATTTCGGCGTGCGAGGGCCCCCCGTCCACCTTCCACATCGATGGGTCGGCGACGCGGTACACCATGCGGCGCCCGCGCTCGCGCGACTTGATGCCGGCCGCGACATCCTCGACTTCCATCCGCAGGCCCTCATTGGCCTTGCTGTTCCAGCCGTACCACTCGCTGTAGCGAATGAGCGCGCCCTTTCGGTATGTGCGGCCATCCGGCAGCTCGTTCCCATTCGACACGGTCCACATGCCGTAGCTGAAGGGCTTGGACGAGCCCCAGTCGAGCGATCCGAAGCACGCCCAGTCCTCCGGCGGCTCGAAGGGTTCGATGCAATGGATTTCGCGCCGCAGTTTCTCGAACGCTTGGCCGGCAACGATGTCCCAATCGCCATCGAGCATCGCGCGCACCAGGTTGTCCGTGCCCAGGCCCTTCAGCCGGTTCGCGTAGCTCGGGTCATCGCGCGTGAGGTAGGGGTTATCCGATAGGCGCGCCGGGATGAATTGCCTGATCATCCCCCCCTCTTCGTCGCTCGCCTGCCAGATTTCGTTCGCGGGCTTTGGCGAGATGAACGTGCGCTTCACCCATGCGTGCCCGATGCTGCCGGGGTTCGACGCCGCCTCGATACGCGGCAACCTCGTGCGATATTTTTCCGGCACCTTGAGCCCGGCAATGCGCACGCGCGAGCGAAGGAACCGATACTGATATTCGCTGAAGTGCGTGAGCTCATCGATGATCAGGACGTGGATCTCGGCGCCGCGGTACTTCTCCACGTCGTTTTCTGAATCGCAGTAGCAAAGGTGCAGGATGCTGCCGTTCCAGAATTCGAACTCGTTCTCGACCGCGCGATACTTGACGTGCCCGGTCGAGGTGTACGGCTCGAGCATCACGTGCAGCGATGTCGGGCCGCGCAGATGATTGTCTCGAAGGTCGGGCAGCGTGCGCCGGAAGAGGTACACCTGGATTCCCGGAACCTCCGCGCACCACCTGATCGCGGAGGCCCGCTTCACGTAGCTTTTGCCGCCCCCGGCCGCCCCCCCGTATAGCACCTCGGTCGCCGGCGTCTGGAAGTCAGCGCCCTGCTTTGGCTCTAGCTTCAAGCGCTGCGCCGGCGCGCTCAAATCAAAAGCCCCGCCGGCTCGGCCTTCTCAGGCAGCACCTCGGCCTCCTCGGCCTCGATCACGCGCCCCGGCGGCGCCTCTTCACCGGCAATCTCGATCACCAGCACCGGCAGAACGCCGCTGTGCTTGTGCTCAACCTTCGGCGAATAGCGCGCCCCGTCCCAATGCGCCGCCAAGCGCAAATACCGATCGGTCTTGAACTTCAGAAGCCCCACCGTCTCCGCCGTCGCCGAGTTCGTCAGCTCGAGCACCTGGTGCCCAAGACTCGCCCCCAGCACCTTCAGCGCAGCGTCGTACTTCCCCGCATGCTCCGTCGTGAACCACTCGACAAACCGCCCACGCGGCAGCGCCCACAACTTCGCAATCTCATCGAGCGTCTTCGGCTCATCGGCATCCGTCAGCAGCCGGAACACCTCGTCCGGCGCCTGCGCATCCGCCCTCACCACCGCGAGACGCGCCATCGGCCCAGCATCGCGCCCAGCAACCGAACTCAAACGCAGACCCATGCGGACAACCTCATGGGCACGGGATTCATACAGCATTTTTTCTGGATGCGTATATATCCCTGTGCAGAGACCCCCTTGAGCGCGCCTGCAGAGAAATACCCCCCTAGGCAGCGTTCAGCGGCCTGGTGAGCTGCGGATCTCGCTCGATGTAATAGGCCATTACGCGACAACACCATTGCAATCATGCGCTTATGCGAATGCGGTTCTTAAATACCCAAGAACCGAGCCGTCGAGTGGCGCAAGTGGCGCAGTTTGTCGTGCATCAGTCGCTGAACACGGCGATGTATCCAGGAGTGGCGCAGAGTGGCGCAAGTGGCGCAGTGCCTGGTCTTCTTTGTGTGCGTGCGCGCGTGGTTATCTCTGGTAGCAGTGCCACTTGCGCCACTTTTGGGGTATTTGTACGGATTTCCCTACGGAAGCTGCGCACCGAGTTTGAGGTTTAGGCCCTTGATCATGCGCATGCCGGCGGTTCCCTTGCGGGTCTGGAGCCCTCGCTCGAGGAGCGCATTGGTCCAGGCGCGGCGGCTGAAGGGGTTGTCGCCCTGCTTGTCGCACCACTCGGCATAGTTCCGGTAGAGCGCCGCACCATCCGAATCGCGCTCGCGCTCGCAGCACTCATCGAGCCACGCACCGAGGGTGTCCTCGAGCTCGAGATACTGGTCGGTGCTGTCGGAGATGCGCTCAGGCAGCCCGAGGCCGGAATGCTGCCACTCGAGGCAGCCTTCGATCAGCCAGTGCAAGATCCGCGGCCATTCGGCGCGCAGCTTCGAATCGAGCTGGTTGTCGCGGTCCTCGTCCGCCACGGGATGCTCGAATGGCACCACCATCATGCGCCGGCGAATCGCCTTGTCGGTCGTCGCAAGCCGCGGCCGATGGTTCGCCGCCACGATGATCTTGCCGCTCATCGAGAAACTGAAATTATCCTGGGCAATAAAGCGGGCCGTGATCTGGCTGCCGCCGGTGATCCACTTCAATTTGCCCTCGTCCCATTTCGCACCGGCCGAGGGCTCCTCCGAGGTGATCAGGCGCTTTTTGTAGAACGCTGCGAGCTCGGTCGTGTGCCGGTCGTTGCGCGACTCCATGAACGTGCTGATGGGCGCCTCGTAGTGGTAGGAGCGGAATTTGTTCGATGTCCCATCGTGCGGGCTGCCGAGAATCCCTGAAATCGAGCGCAGGATGGTTCCCTTGCCCGATTGGGCCGGGCCATAGAAGAACGCCATGCACTGCTCGCGGCCATCCCCGCACAGCGCATATCCGAGGTAGCGGCGCAGGAACCCAATGACATCCTCATCGCCGCCCATCCACTGATTAAGCATCTGCAGCCACAATGTTGGCTCGCCGCGCTCGGGCGCCACGCTGCAGCGCATCGTGACGTGCTGCTCGCGCGCCGATTCGACGAGCTCGCCCGTTTTGAGGTCGATGACGCCACCGGGCACGCCAAGCGCCCATGGGTCCGCATCCCATATCTCAGGCTCTGCCCGTATTCGGCGATCAGTGCCCGCAAGAATCAGGGCGGAATAAATCGGGGTCTTGCGGCCGAGCAGCGCCCTTTTGGACGATGGCGTGAGGGTGCGCGCTTCCTCCTGGTCCTGCGCCTCGACGAAAAGCTGGCGCATGGGCTCGACGCGGCTATCGGTGCGGTCCTCCATCCATGCCTCGCCATCCCAGTTGAACCACTTTCCCCATGCCCGCACGCAGCGCCAGTTCTCGCCGTGCACATCGGCAAAGAGCTGTGCAAAAGCATTCTCCGAAAGCGCGATCGGTGCAGGCTCGGCCTCGGCTTGGGGAGCGAGCGCCGTATTGCCATCCACGGCTGCCAGCCTGGGACGAGTGCGCTTAGGCTGCGCTGGTCGCTCCGTCAGGGTGGCCTCCGGCGGGAACTCGGCCGGCGGCATTTCCTGCGGCTCGGCCGACTGGTCGACCACCGCCGGGGCCTGATAGTCGCTGGTGCGCGCCTTGGCCCACTCGATAAACGCCTCCGGGCTATCCTCCCAATCCGCGGGCGACCAGTCGGGCGGCATCTCGGTTGTCGCCGTCCAGCGCAGCTTGCAGCCGATCTCGAGGAGCCGCGCGGCAATGCTGTGCATGTCCTGGCGCGCATCCGGGGTCGCATCAGGGATCAGGAGTCCATGGCGGCCGATCAGCATGGATAGGTCCGCGTCGCGCCAGGCACCGGGATACTCAGGCCACGTCGTCGCGATGTAGTGCTGCCCAATCAGCCTGTGCGCGGCCTCGGCACCCTCCTCGCTCGAAACCATCACGAACGGCGCGCCGGGCTTCGCGCTCAATTCAAAGCGCCGATAGAGCCCTTTTTCCTGCGGGATGGCGCTCATATGGGCGGGAGATCAGTCATCGCCCCATCGTCCCGCGAGCCCGCGAGCGCCCGATATATTTCCTCGTTCGCCGCGCGCTGCTTCTGATCCTGCAGCCAACGCGGCAGGAATGGATCGAGATATCGCAGCAGGGATTCGTAATAATCACGGATGCCGAGTTCGCGATCGAGGCGCTGGTGCAACCGCATATGGTCACGGTGCAGCTCGTCGTACGCCTCGATCCACTGCCCGAGACGCTTTTCCGCAGCACGCAAATCCATGATGACCAGATCGCGCTCCTTCTGCACGCTCAGCATGCGCCGCAGCCAGAGCTTCGCTTCCGCGACCGCCGCATTTCGCTCGGTCAGCAGAGAATCTTGATCGGGCAGCGCTGCTCCCATACGCCGCTTAGCCCTCTACCGTGTGGGCTAATTCTTCCTGTTCGGGCTTTTTTCGCTTCGGGTAATTGCGCCACGCCTTGCCGCGCCTTACGCCAGTCAGATCCGGGAGCGCGGCGGCGCTATAGGCATATCCAGTCTGCGCGCGCTGCTGGCATTCGAGCCACCGACAGTCAGACTCGCCTGGGCAACTAAAGCACTTGCCGATCAGAACTTCGCCGAGGAAGACCAGATATTGCGCCCATCCAGGCGAATCGGCCCTCGGGCGCTGCTGCACGGTATACGGCCCGAGATGAAACGTGCGCGTTTCGATGATCGCAATCACCGCAGGTATTCCTTGATCGCTGCAATCGCGCTGTCGGCCGACCAGTGGGCGCTGGTGCAGTAGCCTTGAGACCGCAGGTACTTCTCGAAGTCCTGCTGCTCGGGCGTCAGTTTGTTGTCGCCGACCTTCATCTCGAGGAATAGGCCGTGGAATTGATCGCGCGGCGCGGCGAGCATCAGGTCGAACACGCCGCGGCGCACGCCCTCGGCCTTGAGCCTCGCGCCGGTGATCGCATCGCGCGCGCCGCCGTTCGGGACCGCGAAGAGGGCGAATAGCGGCAGGCCGTATCCGGTGCATATGAGCCGCCACCAGGAGACGACGGCGGACTGCTCCTGGTGCTCGCTCGGGCCGACGGAGGGCTTGCGCGGGCCGCGCGGCTTGGGAAGCGACAGAAGATCAGATTCCGGGTTGCGGGCTTCGTACTCCTCGCGCTTGCCGTGGGCGCCAGCCACCATGAGCGCATAGCCGCGAAGGCGCCGCTGGACAATTGCCGGATGTTCTCGTAGCGGCTTTCTAAAGCGCCTTGTCATTTCAAATCCGACACTCCATCGCTGCTTGCCCTACAAGCGAGGGCAAATTTTTTTAGCGCTTCTTGTATCCGTACATCCGCGCCGGCCCTTTGCCGGTTCTCATGCGGACGCGGTGTGCAATGCTTTTCTTCACGATTAGCTCAGCCGCTTCCTCGATCGTGATTCCGCGGCTCTTTGCGATCTTTGCTGCCAGCTCGGCTTCTGCTTTTGAGAGGACCAGGGTCTCGTCGGCCATCGCGTAGGCTTTTCGTGGGCCTACCGTAGGGCAAACAGCGATTTTTGCGGCGCTTCAATCACGTCGCCGCTGGGCGTAACGTCCATCTCGCCGGCCAGCACTTTCGTTGCGCCGGAAATGAAGAGATCGCGAATGAGAGTGGACTTCTGATGGCCCGTGAATCGCTGAATTGCGTCGAGCAGATCAGACTCGGCCTCATTGAGGCGCACCCGTATCACGACATCGCGAATCAGGGATGGGTCTGCGTACATCTAGCACCTGGAAAAAGAAAAGCCCAGCAGCAGGGAAAGCCGCTGGGCGAAAGCGCCCATCCGTGTTGCGAGGAGGAGGAGGCCGGATGGGCGCAGGGGGATCATGCGGCCCGCTTGATGAAGATGTCGGGCCTGAGTGTTTCTCGAGGAATGCCGATTCGGTTCTCGATCATCACGGCTCTTTCGGCGGTGATGGGTCTTGAGCCGTTGACGAGAGACCTGGTCGTCGGCTCACCGAAATTCAGTCGTTCGGCGAGCTCGGTGAAAGTGATCTTTTCGCGCTTGCAGTACTGATCAAGCGGCTCGCAGCGGCGTTTTCTTGGCATAACGATACGCAGCGTATGCTAGAACCAAGTCGAAAGTC